TCAAAGCCTGCGCCCTACCCACACGACGCGGCCAACCACCTGCACCGCTGGTGCCAGCTCAGGGCCGTAGGTCTCCGGCTCATAGCGTGAGTTGTCGCTCTTGATGATTATAGTGCCGTCGAGCTTGTGGTGGACGCGCTTCACGAACAGCCCCTCACCCTTGCGCAACACGTAGACAGCGCTGTCCTCAAGCTGGCGCACACCAGTGTCGACCAGAATGAGATCGCCCTCTGAGAGTGTGGGCTCCATGCTGTCGCCTTTGACGCTGATGAGTGCGAGGTCTTTTCGCGCTACCCCGAGCGCATTCTTAACCCAGTCGGCACGGAAGGCCAAGTGATCGACGATCTGCTCGCTGTGAATGAGCGCGCCGTTCCCAGCCGAGCCCACAACGTCATACCGCGGCACCATTACGAAGTCATCGGAGAGCGTGTACCCGGCCCGCACCTCTTCTACCCCGCGCGCGCTCACGCTCTCGCCTCGCCCCTCGCGCGCGCGCCGCTCTTCGATCTCGATGATCTGAGATAACACCTCAGCTGGCGGCTGGTACTCGGTCCGCATGCCCTCGCGCCCGCCGCGTCCCCGCACTTTCCGCGAGGGCCAGCGTTCCTTGCGAGCTCGATCCCGGACGCCCTTCGCGGTGAGGGGAAGTGTCGGGCACTTGAGTTTCGCGATCGCAGCCGGGGTGTACCACATGGTGCTAGTTTTTCCCTACATCTCGCACGTCTATCTCGCACGTGAATAAGCGGTAACCCACTGTTTTACCGGAATGTGCTCAGTAACCAGCGTGTTGGAGCTCGCACGGTTCAAGGAACGTCTTGACACCTTCTGGAACCTTCTGGCACCATGTCTAGCGTCATGTCCACAATCGACACCCAAAAAAAGCCAGCCCCTACGGACTGGACCACCGCCTACATCGTCTACCGCCTGCGCCTGCGCGGGCTGTCCCTGCGCAAGCTCTCGCGCGAGCACGGCTACTGCCCGTCGTCGGCCTCGAACGCCCTGTACTTCCCCTGGCCGAAGATGGAGCGCCTGATCGCCCACGCACTCGGCGTCACGCCGCAGGAAATCTGGCCGTCCCGCTACAACGAGGACGGCACACCCAACCGCTCAATGGGGCGCCCTCGCGTATCAGATCATACCTGCACCATCGGGCGGCGCAACGTCGAAGCGAAGGGCGCCGCTTGACATGACCCGAGCGCGCGATCTGCTCACCGGAGACCTGTTCGCGGAGATCCCGCGGCCGGCGCCCACAACGCCCGGCTCGATCAACTACTCGCGCGAGATCGCCGCGGTGATGGGGCAGGCGCTGAAAGACTGCTCGGGTGACCGCTACGAGATCGCAGCGCGCATGAGCCGCATGCTCGGGCGCGAGGTGCCGCTCTCGATGCTGAACGCCTACTGCGCCGAGAGCCACGAACAGCACAACATCAGCTTCGAGCGCGCGATCGCGTTCGACGCCGCCACCGAGGGCTACTCACTCCTGAATTTCTTCGCTGCGAAGCGCGGCTGCCGCGTCATGGTTGGCCAGGACGCCCTGCTCGCCGAACTCGGACGCATCAAGCAGATGCGTGACGAGCTCGCGGGGCAGGAGAAGGCCATCCGCCAATACCTGAAAGGAAAGCGGTGAGCGAAACCGCGACCATCAGGTGCGAGCAGCTGGAGGCTTTTTGGATCCGTCGCGCAGCAGAGCGACAAGCTCGCGTAGAGAGTCGAGCGTCGCAACTTCTTCTTCGTGGTCAGGCGTCTCCTCGAGGGCATTCGCCTGACGCGACAAGAAATGCAGTCCCGCATCCCCCGGCTGGCGCTCCAGCAGCCACGCCAGAACGACCAGAAGAACGTCAACCTGGTCCTGTAGCTGCTGCGCCTGTAGCTCAAGGCGCAGCAGCTGCTCCTTCACCGGATGCAGCTTGACCTTCGCCATGCACACCTCCAGCCCCGAGTTTCATGAGCCTAGCACGGCGAGCGCCTCTCGCCATTTAACCCACGGTTGAAGCCCCAATGAGAGCAGAAAAAACGCCGCCTTCAACAATCAAAGAAGCGTATTCGGCTGCCGAGTTGGCGGCGCTCAGAGTCCCGGGGTGGCCCACCACGGAATACCGCATGCGCGCGCGCCTAGATCGAAAAAACATCGCGTGCCGCGACGTCGACTGCCAAGGTGGTAAGAACGGGAAGCGCCGCGAGTACCTCACCGCCGGCCTGCCGCCCGCGCTGCGCGAGGCGATCGGCGCTCGGGCCGTCGCACAGGCCGCACCGAACGATCGTTCGGTGCCTGCACCTGTCGCGGGGACTGCACTCTCGACCGTGACGCCCGCCGCCGAGTTGCGCACCTGGCAACGCGCGCGCATGGACGCGCGCGCGGCGCTCGTCGCCGAGGTCAAGCGCGTCGCCGCTGGCGTTGGCATGGAGCGTGCCGTACGGGCGGTGGTGAAACTGGCGCGCGAGGGTGGATTGCCTGAACACCTGCAACGCCTGGTGCCCGTGGCCAACGCGCGATCGGGCAAGCAAAGCGATCGCACCCTCTCGCGCGGCAGCCTCTATCGCTGGATGAAGAAGGCCGAGGGCGGCTTTGTCGCGCTCGCGCCGAAGCCCTCGCGCGCCGCGGCCGAGATTCCGACCTGGTTGCCGGAGCTCCTCGCGATCTATCAACGGCCCAGTCCGCCGAGTCTCGCGTTCTGCCTCGAGGAACTCCCCAAGCGCCTCCCGGCGGGTGCGCGCGTCCCGTCCCAGAGTGCCGCGCGGCGGTGGCTTGGCAAGATGAGCGCGGTCGATCTCGCGCGCGGCCGCATGGGCCCGCGCGAACTGAAATCCATTCGTCCCTTCGTGCGGCGCGACTCTTCGCAGATGTGGCCCGGGGACTGCTATACGGCGGACGGCCACACGTTCGACGCAGAGGTCGCGCATCCGGCGCACGGGCGTCCCTTCCGTCCCGAGATCACGGGCGTGCTCGACATCGCGACCCGCAAGTGCGTGGGCTGGAGCGCGGGCCTGGCCGAATCGACCTGGGCGGTGCTCGACGCGCAGCGCCACGCGATCGAACGCTGCGGCATTCCAGCGCTGTGGTACGTCGACCGCGGCTCGGGCTACGCCAACGCCATGCAGACCGATCTCGCGGTGGGCTTTGCCGCGCGCATCGGCATGACCGTCACCCACAGCCTGCCCTACAACAGCCAGGCGCGCGGCGTGATGGAGCGCTCGCACCAGACCATCTGGGTGCGCGCAGCGAAGCGCCTGCCCACCTACATGGGTGCGCCGATGGACCGCGAGGCAAGGCAAAAAGTCTTCAAGATCACGCGCGCTGACATCAAGACCGCGGGGCGTTCGGCGCTCCTCATGCCCTGGAGCGAATTCCTCGTCTTCTGCCAGGCGGAGGTGGACGCCTACAACGACCGGCCGCATCGCTCGCTGCCTCGCATGCGCGACCCCAACACCGGCAAGATGCGCCACCAGAGCCCGAACGAAGCCTGGCAGGCGGCGCTCGACGAGGGCTGGGCGCCGGCCAACGTCACACCCGAGGAAAGCGCGGACCTGTTCCGGCCGTACAAGATCTGCAGCGTCATCCGCGGCGAAGTCCGGCTCTACAACAACACCTACTTCAATCGGTCCCTGGAGCACTACCACGGTGCCCGCCTGCAGGTGGGCTACGACATCCACGATCCGTCGCGGGTGTGGGTGCGAGACGACGCCGGGCGCCTCATCTGCGTGGCCGAGTTCGGCGCCAATAGGCGCGCCTACTTCCCGCAGTCGGTCATCGACCAGGCAGCGGAAAAGCGCGCCCGCGGCCGCATCAAGCGCGCCGAGGCAAAGATCGAGGAGGCGCAGGCCGAACTCGCGCCGCCCGCGCTCCTCGAGCACCAGGTGAGCAACGTGCTCGACCTCTCGCTCGCCGGGCTCGCGGCGCGCGAACCCGCCAATGCGATGCCCGAGAACGTCGTGGCCCTGCAGGTGGACCCGGACGCCCCGCCTGGCTTCGGCACAAGCGACATCGACTTCTACCGCTGGATGCTCGATCACCCCGAGCGCGTGCAGGCTCATCACCGCGAGTGGTTGGACGAGGAAATGCGCGCCTCGCCCACGTTCCGCTCGATGGTGGAAGACGAACAGGAAGTGCGCGGGCTTCGTCCGGCGCGCAGGGCGGGCGACGAGGACGATGAATTTCAGGTGGCCGCGGGATAGCAGCAACTACCCCGCGGCCGGTTTAACGCGACGTTCGACGAGGAGTGTACGAGTGAAAAAAGAGCTGGTCAAGACGAGCAACTACGAGCGCTTCAAGCTCGGCATCAAAGCCGTGGAGCGGCGCGGTGCGCCCGAGGCGAGCCTGGTGCTGGTGGTGGGAGATCCGGGATTCTCAAAATCCATCGTGGTTAACCGCTGGGCGATCGAGAACAAGGCGATCTACCTGCGCGCCAAGACCACCTGGACGCCCTCGCGTTTCCTCAACGACCTCGCAGTCGAGCTGCGCGTGGACACCGGCGGCGGTGCAAAGCAGGTATTCGGCCGTGTGGTCGCGGCCGTGGGCCGGCTGCAGATTCCTCTCGTGATCGACGAAGTGCAGCACTGCCTGCGCAACAACGCGGAGACGCTGGAGGCGGTGCGGGACATATCCGACCTCACTGAGACCATCGTGGTGCTGGTCGCCGGTGTTGAGCGCGTGCAGGCGCGAATCGCCAACTTCCCGCAGATCAGCTCGCGTGTCGCCTCTGTCATCGAGTTTCTGCCGGCATCGGCCGACGATATCGCCAGGACCTGCGCGGAACTTATCGAGCCCGAGGTGGCCCCGGACCTGGTCGAGGAAATCCGCCGGCAATCGGGCGGGCGCATGCGCCAGATCATCAATGCGATCGCCGTCGTGGAAGCCGAAGCCAAGAGGACAGGCAAAAGGAAGGTTACGGCCGCGGACTTCGCCGGCAAGGCGCTGGTGCACGACTGGCAGTCGAGCCTGCGGCGCTCACCGAGGGGACCGCAATGATCGCCGCCTGCTACGCGAACGGGAAGATTGTCTTCCGGCCGCGGCTGCCGCGGGACGGGCTGCCGATTGCCTCGGGCGACGCGAAGAAGCTGCGCGCCGCCATCGAACCGCTTGCCCGGCGTGGCTACGACAGCAAGACCTTGCTGGTGCCCGGCATTCCCGAGGCGAACGGCTTCGCTGAGCGCATGGCGGCCCTGGAACGCTTCTGCACGGCGGTGCGCCAGGTGCTGGCGGAGAAGGCCTCGTGATGGGCGCCCCTGCCGCACGCAGCCCGCTCATGCGCATGATCGCCGCGCGCGCCAAGGTGGACGAGGCGCTCGGCCGCGCGCTTCTCGTCGCCGTCGAGCACGCGGAAAGCGCCTCGCGGGAGCCGAGCGCCCTGGACCATGCGATCGACAGCGCCTACGCGCAGCTCGTCGACGCCTGTCTCATGGAGGCCTCGCGCCAGTTGCAGGAGTTCCAGGAGGCCGCGCATGGCTGAATGGAAATCCGAACGCCTGCTGACGCTGATCGGCGGCGTGGCGCCGCGCGAGTGCATCACCGAGGAGCAGCTCGTCACCTTGAGCGGCTACGACGCGCGGTGCGTCGAAAACTGCTGCCTGAAGCTGCGACGGCACGGCCTGCTCGTGAAGACCGCGCGCGGCTGCCACAAGCTCACCGCTGCCGGCCGCGCCGCGATCGCCGCGAGCCAGACCATCCGCACCGGCCCGCAGGGTGCGCGCACCGGCCGCGTGGTGCGCAAGGGTACGCTGCGCGGGGACGCCTGGACCTACATGCGCCGCAAGCGAAAGTTCAGCCTCGATGACGTCGTGATGATGGTCGTCCGGGGCGGCGAGCGCGACATCCGCTCGAACCTGGGCAACTACCTGCGCGCCCTGGTGCGCGGGGAGTACCTGCGCGCCCTGCCCGTGCGCGAAGCCAGCCTTGCGCAGACCAGCAACGGCGCCGTGCGCTACCTGGTGGTGCGCGACACCGGGCCCCTCGCGCCCGTGTGGCGCGCAAGCCGCGGCACGCTCTACGACCCGAATACCGAGACCGACGTGCCCCTCGCGGCGGGTCTCGCCACGCCATCCAGGCGGAAAGCGCAGGCGCGGCCATGACCTGGATGGACCTGCTGCAGCGCGCGGTCGACGCCTCCAGCATGGGCAAGGTCGCGGCCGACCTGGGCCTGGGCCGCCCGACGATATCGCTCGTCCTCGCGGGCAAGTACCCGGCCAGGACCGACCGCATCGCCGCGCGCGTGATCGGCATGTACGGCCACGTGCAGTGCCCCTTCCTCGAGGAGGAGATCACCGGGGCGAAGTGCCAGGAGTACTCCTCGCGCTCCGCACCCACCTCCTCGCCCTTCGCCATGCGCCACTGGCGCGCCTGCCAGGGCTGCCCGAACCGGAGGCAAACATGAGCCAAGCCCACGTGCTCAGCAATGAAGATCTCGCACACCGGCGCCGCGTCTGGTTCGCGGTGGGCTTGCTCGCCGGCCTGGGCTTCGCCGGGGCTGTCGTGATCGGCACCGAGTACCTCCGGCAGCCGCGGGGTTTCACTGGCGTGCCGGAGATCGTGCGACAGACCGACACCGAGACCGTCGCGCGGATCCGCACGCGCCAGGGCGAGCGCGAGCTCGATTGCACTCTCACCATCGACCACAAGCGGCGCGCCTGGTCGCTGAGTTGCTAAAGGGGGAAGCCGTGAAGCGATTCATCGTCATGCAGCACCCGGTCGACATGCAAGGGTTCTATTCGGACGCCTACATCGACTACTGGGGCGAGATCTACCTCGCCAACCCGATCATCCGCGAGCGCGGCGTGCTGTTCGGAACTTTTCTCATGTTCCCGGCCGAGATCCTGCACGCGATCGTGATGCAGTCGATCGAGGTCGACCTCGCGCCCGGCCTGCTCGCACAGCAGCGCGCCGTGCAGCGGCGCATCGACGAGGCCCTCCGGGGGGGGCAGCTCTCGCTCGCGCTCGACGCGGTGATCGTCGCGCTCGAGCACAAGGGTGCCCGCGTTTCCGATGGCGCCTGGATCGAGCCGCTGCGCCATCACCGCTACCCGCGCCGGTATGACCGGCAGGACCACGTCGCCAAGGAGGCCTGACATGGCCGCACCAACGACTCTTCGGGAAGAGATCCGTCAACTGCTGGCCGGGTCAGATGGGCCGCTCACGCGCCCCGAAATCTTCGCCAAGTGCAAGCTAGCGGCCGACGAGAAGACGCTCTCCGTCACGATCTCGCAGCTTCTGGCCAAGGGCGATATCCGTCGCGCCGGCGAGCGGGAGCGCCTCGGCTCTCAGCCGCTCGCGCTCTACGCCAGCGGCACCGGTGAACCGGCCGCAGGCGCTGTGTCTACACCGCACAATTCTGTGCGCGCATCGCACAAGACTGCGCCTAAATCACCCAGATCTGCGCACCGCAAACGCAGCGGCGCGAAGCGCGGTCGCCCGCCGAATTCGGCGCGGAAAGCCACGAGGGGGCGAGGCACTGCCCGCAAGATAGCCCGGCTGCCGGCCGCCGCGGGCGTGCCGGCGACCACGGGAAGAAGTACGGGAAAAGTATCGCGCAATACTTCAGCCGCCCCTGCGCCGGAGGGTTTCCGCTGCGGCATTTTCTCGGACGGTGCCCTCGCGATCCACGCGGCTGCCGGCGAGCTCACGCTCACCAAGGCCGAGCACCGCGCGATGTTGGAGTTTCTGGACCGCGTGCTGAACAAGGGCGGGGCCGAGTGAACGGCGTGCGCCTCGCGGTCTTCCCGGACTGGCTCTCTCCCCGGCCGCTCGCCCTGCTGCTGCGTCATGGCACGCCGGCTGAGCGGCGTTACGCCGCGCGGATCCTGGGCGCCGAGGGCGGGCGCATCGGCGGAGGACTGGGAGCGCGCACGAAGGCCGAGCGGCAGCGCATGGCAAGCCTGGGCGGCCGCGCGCGGGCCGAGAAACTCTCCGCAGAGCAACTGCGCCGCATCGCCCTCATGGGCGTCGAGGCGCGGCAGCGCAAGAGCGAGGGCCGCGATGGCCAATAAGGCCGATCTGCAGACCCTGCTCGCGCGCCACATCGGCCGCGACAACGGCATGACGGCCGAGGCGATCGCGCGCGAGCTGGGCGTGCTGCCCCGTGACGTTCGCAAGCTGGTCACGCTGCTGCGTGAGGAAGGCATCGCCGTCTGCGGGCACCCCGCCACCGGCTACTACATCGCCGCGACCCCTGAGGAATTGGAGGAGACCTGCCAATTCCTGAGGAGCCGGGCGCTGCACTCGCTCACCCTCGAATCGAAATTGCGTCACGTCCCACTGCCCGAGCTGCTCGGGCAGCTGCGCCTGAAGACGTGAAACCCGAGAAGGAAGAACGACCGATGGCAACCATGCAAGAAATCGACCGCCTCGCCCAGGAATACGCTGCGGCGCGCGAGGTGCTCGCGGGCACGAAGCTCGCGATCGACGAAGAAACTGCAGCGCTCAAGCGCAAGTATCTCTCGCGCGTGCGGCGCCTGGTGGAAGCGGGCAAGGCGGCGAGCGCGGCGCTCTCGGCGGCGATCGCCGCAAGCCCCGAGCTATTCCAGCGGCCGCGTACTGTGATCATGCACGGCGTGCGCCTGGGCATCGTGAAGTCCCGCGGCGAGCTGGCCTGGGACGACGAAGCACAGGTGATCCGGCGCATCCGCCAGCAACTCCCTTCCGACCAGGCGGAGCTCCTCATCCGCGTGAAGGAGAGCGTCGCCAAGGCGGCGGTCTACGACCTGTCGGCCGTGGACCTGAAGCGCCTGGGAATCCGCATCGAAGGGGACGGCGACGTCGTGACCATCAAGGACGCCGCCGGCGACCTGGACAAGTGGCTCGACGCGCTGCTCGCGGAAGAGCCCGAGGCGGTCGAGCGATGACCGAGCCAAACAGCCCGGAAGTGCCCCTCGGCCGCCTACGTGCGTCTGAAAAGCAGGTCTTGCTCCTGCGGCTCGACGATCTCCTGAGGTTCCTAGGCGCACCGGGGGATTGGGGCTACGGCACACAGCTCGGAGCAATGACGCAACGGCTGATTCGATTGAGGCGGGACATCGCCGCGGCGGAACCTCGGGAGATGTCGTCGTGAAGTACTGGGTGTTCACCGAGGATCAGCGCAACGCGGCGATCGCCGCGTTCGTCTCGCGCTGGGTCCGTGAGGGCGTCGTGCGCAACCAGATCATGGCCGACAGGGTCTCAGCCGTGATCGTGGCATTTCTCGATTCGCCCGAAGCGGTCGAGCACAAGCTGGTTGGCGGAGCGTCCTACCAGCCCGGGTCGCGCACATGAGCGCCTGGCCGATCTTTCGCGGCGAGCGCGTCGAGCTGGTGCAGACATCACACCAGCAGCTCGCGGTCAGCGCAGCGCAGAGTGGCAACTGGAAGCCAGCGGACCGGCTCGAGCTCGACCGCCTGCTCCAGCGCGTGTACCCGCATACCGCGGAAGGCGACATCTGTTCCCGGCCCATGCTCACACCCATCGAGATCCTGCGTGGCGCTGGCCCGGGCGGCGAGGACTGCGCGCGGTGGACCTTCGACCTGGAGTGCGGGCAGTGCGAGGGGGAAGGCTACGTCGACTATGACGACGAGGATGATTTCGGGAGCGTCAGAGAGATATGTTCGCGCTGCCGAGGCACCGGCGTGGACGCAGAGGAGCAGGGCGAGTTCATCACCGACCTGGGAGGCGTGGTTCTAGCGGAGCGGCTGCCATGATCGGCCGGCTCCTCTGCGCGCTCGGGTTTCATCTGTGGGGCCAGGTCGAATGGGATCGCAGGCGCTGGCTGTGCGTTAAACGCTGCACGCGCCCGGGCTGCGACGGGTGCCAAGTTCAATGAGCACCTGCATGGCCGCGCCTGACGCCCGCCGCCGCGAGCTCGCATTGATCCACATCGCCAAGGCGCAGCTTGGCCTGGACGACGAGACCTACCGGGCCATGCTTTGGACGGCGGGGCGCGTGCATTCCTCTGGCGACCTGAGCGCCGAGGGCCGGCGTGCGGTGCTCGACCACTTGCGTTCGCGCGGCTTTAAACCGGTGCATAAACGGGCCGCAAAGGCCGCGACGACGCGCGATGCGAAGCCCGCCGTCCCGGCCGATCGGCAAGCCCAGCTCGACAAGATCGAAGCCCTGCTCGCCGATGCGGGCCGCCCCTGGGCCTACGTCGAGGCGATGGCCAAGCGCATGTGCCACGTCGACGCGCTGCGCTTCTGCACCTCCGAGCAGCTCGGCAAGCTGATCGCTGCACTCTCCTACGACGCCAAGCGCCGCGCAGCAAAGGGACGCTGATGCCCAAGCTCACCGACTGGCTGAAGGAGCGCGCCGCCAAGGGCGAGCAGCCGGCCCCACGGCCCCTGCAGCACGCCTGGTACAAGGTCAATGGCATGACCGTGCACCTCGACGGGCGAAATCTGCCGCCGCCGTGCGCGCGCTGCCGCGGCATCAGCGAGTTCCTGTGCGACTACCCGGTCACTGAGGGCGTCACCTGCAGCGCGCCGATTTGCGCGCAGTGTGCGACGGAAATCGCCCCGAAGCGGCACCTGTGCCCGCTGCACGTGCGCGTCGTGCAGAACCGCAAGGGGTCGCTGCTGTGACCGGCGTCGAGCTCGGGTCCCTGCTCAACTGGTTTCTACTCGGCGCCCTCGTCGGCGCCTGGGTCACGGTGACCCTGTTGTGGCATTTCGGCTTCCTGGATCGGAAGGTCACGGTGGAGGTCACCCCGGCGGTGACCCTCGACTGGTCGGTCATCAACGCCGCCGTGCAGGGCGAAGGCTACATGCTGGTCGCCAAGCCCGAGTCCAAACACCTGCACTGATGACCGGGCGCACCGATCCGTTCGCCGGCGCCCTGCCGCCGAGTCTCGCCGAGATCATCGACGCGATCGGCATCGGCGCGGCGCTGAAGCTCGTCGAAGCCTATGGCGGCATCCGCGTGTACGTTCCCGGCGAGGAATACATCGACGCCGAGCACGCGCTGGTGCGCGCTGTGGGTTTGGAGGCGGCGCGACGCCTGGCTCGAGCGCGCGCCCGTGAATTCATCGAGGTGCCGCGCGCGGCGGCATACCTGCGCGCGGTTCGCAACGCCGCGATCCGCGACGGCCTCACCGAGGCCTCGGCCGCCGAGCTCGCGCGCCGCTACGGCACGACGCGCCGTAACATCTTCCGAATCAAAGCAGCCGAGGAGACTGACGACGTCGGCGAGCGCCAGCCCAGGCTGTTGTAGCTGGGAACCAGCTAGAATGCCCTTCGCATCGTCGTTGCCGAAGGCATGAAATGGCAAACTCTCCCATCGTTCGTAGGGACAGCCCGATTCGCCGCCTGCAATTCGAAGTGGGCGACCTAGTTACCCGAGACGGAACCGATGTGCACCGCGTTCTGTATGTGCAGCCCGACCAGCACTCGATGGAAGTGGTCTGCGTGAAGGCGCCGGAAAGCGGCTGGTGCAAGGTGGGCGACAAGGAATTCAACCTTTGCCGGCGGTACGATTTCGCGGGAGAGGTTTTCGAGTAGTTTGACCGCACGCGCTGCGCGGGCTATCGTTTGCGCGCAGCTCCCTCCATTGCACGGGTGACGCGCGTCACCCTGAACCACCCGCCGCAATCCCCCTAATCTCGCGGACACCATGTCCCGCGAGATCAACCTGATCGTCATCCACTGTGCGGCGAGCCCGAACGGCCGCTCGCTCACCGTGGCGAGCATCGACGAGATGCATCGCCAGCGCGGCTTTCGCCGCTCGCGTGACTGGCGCGCGCGGTTGAATTACTCGCTTGGCGCAATCGGCTACCACTTCGTCATCTACACCAGCGGCGCTCTGGCCACCGGGCGCCACATGGGCGAGATCGGCGCGCACGTCGCGGGCCACAACGCCAGGTCGCTCGGCATCTGCATGATCGGCACCGACCGCTTCACGGCTGCGCAGTGGACCATGCTCGAAAGCAACGTCATTGCGATCGCGCGCTCGCTCGCCGGGCAGCGGGGCGACGCACGCAATTTCGAGGAGACGCCGCAGAACGCGATCGCGACCTTCGAGCGCTTGGGTGTGCGGGTCGTGGGCCACCGCGACCTCTCCCCCGATCTGGACGGCGACGGCACTGTGGAGCCGCGCGAGTGGCTCAAGACCTGTCCCGGGTTCGATGTTGCCACCTGGTTGCGCAACGGCATGCTGCCAGAGCCGGCGCACGTGTTCGATCCTGCGGCCGATGCCCCGGACCCGCGGGCGGCGCAGGCCGCGGCCGACGCTACGGTCGACGGGGAGAGCCGGTGATCCGCGCGCTCGCTCTCGCGCTGCTCCTGTGCGCTGCCCCCCCCGCGTTCGCCGCGGAGACCGCGCCCAGCGATCCTCCGCCGGCGCCGACGGCAAAACAGGCCGAGCAGGCGCCGGCCTGGTACCTGATCTCGGCCGAGCAAGTCGCGCAGATCACCGCGGTCATCCAGCGCACGGCGGAGATGATCGAGGCGCAGCAGGTCGAGATCGAACGACTGCGCGCGAAGCTTGCCAGGGGCGGCTGCACCTGACGGACCACCATCAAAGCGCATCACAACATGGAGACTGACCCTATGAAAACCGCACTGATCACGATTGCACTCTTTGTCCTCGCAGGTTGCGCCCAGAACCCGCTGCAAGAAGCGGTTCTCAACGCCGGCTCCGCAGTCTCCGACAACCTCCGCGACACGGCCGAAACCAGCTTGTGCCGGGCGATCACGGTCGGGACGTGGGTCAGGGCCTACGGCTCCGACGCGAAGCGTGCGGAGGCCTGGAGGACTCTTTGCTCGACGCACACAACG